CGCGTAGAGTCAATTTGGACTTTGAATCTCAAGGACGAACTCCGTCCTCTTCCCAAGGTAGAATCTGGGAAAACTCGTATCGTAACTTCGTGTCCTGTACATTATTTAATTAATTTTAGGCGTGTTTTCGGTGCTTTTCTTGCTACAATGCACAAGAGTAAATTAGTTTATGGTAGTGCAGTTGGTATGGATATCCATGGACCTGATTTTTCAGAAATGGTCAAGAAATTGGTCAATAATGCTGAATTTGGATTTGCTGGTGATTTCGGATGTTTTGACGGAACTCTTATGCCTGATCTCATGTGGCGTGCTGGGGAGATAGTTAAAGCCTGGTATAGGCATTACCTACCTGTGTTTGACCCTAGCGTTACAAACGCTTATCTTGATGAATATATGGTTAAGATTGACGTCTTAATGGAAGAATGTATCCACGCAACTGAATTGGCTTCAAATGTAATGTTTTTCATCTATTCAAGGAAACAAATCTGGAAATCCATGGACCGCAATTGTAAATACTATGGTAGAATCTATGTATAATATGTGTGTGTGGCGTGAAATTTTTCGTTCCAAAGGGAGGGAAGAACCTGAACTTCTCAAGTACTTGCCTCTCTCTGAGTTCGATCGCTTTGTTGTGTTCTTTGCTTATGGGGATGATAACATACTCTCTGTTGGAGATGAAGTTATCCCTTATTATAATGCTGTAAATTTTGCTAAATGTATGGGTTATCATGGGATTGAATATACAAATGAAACAAAAACCGGTGAAATTATTCCTCACAGACCGGTTTTGGAATGCTCGTTCCTTAAGAATAGCATTCGTAAAGATGAAAATTTTGTTGGCCTCTATCATCCATTGATGGAGCGCTCTGTAATTGAACATTTAACTAATTGGGTGCGCAAAGGTGAAGATCCTGCGGCGCTTTTGTATGATAACTTATCAAATGCTTTGGAATTTAGTTTCCACTATGGTAAGCGTTATTATTTAGAATTTAAGTCACGTGTTAATAAAATTTTGAGGAAAAAGGGAATGCCCGTTTTAACTGATCAATATGAAGATCTCTATGTCAATTGGTTAGGTAAATTCGGGATTAATATATAATCGCTATGTGTGTTTAAACAGCGTGTAGACCTGTCTGTCTACTTGGATAATGACTCGGACCTATTAGATCTTTCTTTTAGCTTTTAGTTGTGTAATCTGGCGGCACGGAAATCATCCGATGCTTGTAGGGTC